TCATGTAGTTCTTTCTCTACATGACGACGTTGTTGTGGAGAAGTTGTCGGATCCGTTAGGATTTCCTTATCCTTCTCAATATGTTGATCGATGTTTTTCATTGTTTTCTTTTCTTCTGATCTCTAGATAACAGGACGGAGGAATACGCCTTTGGAACACCAAAGGAGAATGCGTGACATACTGCTGCTACAGTATATAGCCCAGAATCGTCAGTGGTAACGATGTTATCTTCTGTGTTACATTCGGCACCCTGTTGTTTTCTTAGAATCTCAATTCTTAATGTACCACCTGCTACAATATTAGTATTTGCAGGAACATTTATAGTAACCATTCTACCAAAGAAACTGGTATATCTTGCTTTTGCTTTTGCCTTTGATTTAAATGGTTGTTCGGCAAATGTACAAATATTATCTGGATTTCTATAAATGAATCCAAGGTTATCTAATTTACTATTACTCCATGCATTTGCGGTAGAAAGGCTTTCATCATTAATAGTAACTAATTCCTCATCAAATACCTTAAAGTCACCTTCTTGCGTGAATTTTGTTTCTTGGTAAAAATTATATGTGATTGGATCGAATCCAACATTTACCACAGGACCTGCTGCTCTAGCATTCTGCTTAACAACAAAATGATTAGTCTTTCCATTAATCGTTCTAATAGTTCTTGAATTCAATTCATTGTTAAGTATACCCTCGTTTACTCCACCATACACATAAGGAGCAAGATCTTGATTCTTTGCTAAGTCTTTACCCTCTTCCACTAAAGTATTAATATCTTTGAAATAATGTCCAAATTTATTTTGCCAGAAGAAAAATCCAGCACTATTATCCTTCTCTGACATAGATGCCAATCTCATAATAGAAGGCAACGTATCATCTTTCTTTTCCCCACCAAAGTTTATACGCACACTATTTGTTGGTTGTGTGGTATATGGAATTTCTATGCCAAAGTTTGCTTTATAAACTTCCTGTGCAATTGTTAGAGGATTACCCTCTCTTTCTCCTTTGATTTTTTTAGCATTCTCTTGAGTTTCTTTCCAAATAGATTCTAATTTAAGAGTGAACACTTCACCAATGGCAGTCGATTCCCTATTGGAAACTTGTGCCACATACATTTTCATTGGCAACCCTGGCATTGAACTGGTGGAATAACTAACCACATCAGATATCAAAAGTTCTACTTTTTCACCACCACCATCAGCAAATCCTAGATCCTCATATAATTTTAGATTAGGATCTCTGTTAACAATTAAGACAGTAGCAGTTGTAATCGGAGACAATAAAGATTCAAAGTAGTGAATCTCTCCAACATATGGTTTTAGATCAACAATTCCATTCTCGGGGACATTAATTGTGCTTGTTTCTTTTCTGCTACGCACTGTAAGTTCGAACTTATCAAGTGTGCAACCAGTTACTGGATTAGCTTCCATTATCCTCCTATCAAGTCCTCAGTTACGGAATCACCGTCGATGCTGTAAATTTTAATGCTATCTGCTGCAGCAAAAGCATTTGTGTAGTCTTCCCTACGTGTTCTATTTAACTGAATAGGAATGATGACATCTCTACTAATATCAATTTGTTTAGGTCCACCAGATCTTGATAGTGTATCTTCCCTCTCCCCATTCCTTTGCGCAGTGGATGGACTTGGTATAAAAGACGCAGTAGAAGTGCCGGATTTTATGGCATTCAATTCAACAGCAATTTTATCTGGTGAGATAGAAGCAACATTACCAGCACCCATGTACTCTTTGTACAGACTCTCACCTCTTTTAATATCTACAGCAGGAATTCCTGGAGCATAAGATCCTTTCTTCATGTCTGTAGGTACACCAACAGATGCAAACTCTGCAGCTAACTCTAGTTGTGCAGTTGTCATGGATACACTTGCATCACCAGATAAGAATCTTCCTACCTTTTCTCTTTTCTCATGTAAAACATATTTTGCAAATTGATCTTGGAAAGCCTCATCAAATTTTCCTGACGATGTATTAATACCCTGACTCTTAGCCCATGCCAAAAATTCTTTCATAGTATCTGGGATAATCTGATACTTTCCTACGGCAAATATTTTCCCACTCTTCTGTAAACCATACACCTGATCTGGAGTCATCTCAGTGAAAGGTTTAGATGGAGTAAATCCTGATTGACTACCCGCAACACCAGTATTATAGGAGTTTACATCACCTTCTCCTCCAGAGATAAGTCCAAATAATCCACCTGCTTTATAATTACTGCCTCCTTGTGCAGTACCTCTCTTTGCAAGTAACTTAGGTACACTAGAAATAAAATCAATAATTGTCTTTGGAAGATCGGTAATAATCTTTTGAATACTATCAGCAAGAGTACTCAACATATCCTTTACTTTAAATTCATCACCTTGTTTCAGTGCATCACTGCCACCGAATCCCAGTTTAGTGTATAAAGACTCTAACCCATCAAATATAAAAGTAAAGAATCCTTTGATAGAATTCCAAATCCCTTCCAAAGATTTTATAAAATCTTTTGCTTTCGTTATAAACTCTTGTACTGATTTTTTCAGTGTCGGCAATGCCTTTAGCATCCATCCAAATAGGACGAATGAAAAGAATCCAAAAATAGATTCCAAGATACTCATACCTGGCATCTTAAAAGCTAACTCTGGTTTTTTGAAGAATCTATTCCCAGCACCTTTTAGATTAAGTGTCTTTAAACCTCTTTTTGCCTCTCTCGACTCTTCCTTCTGATTCTTTGCCTTGGTATCTTCTAGTCTTTTATCAAATAACTTTTCTTTTTGTGTTATCTTTTTGGATTGTTGATTCTTCTTTATTAGTGTCTTACGAACAGCTATGACATTTTTTCTCATAGCACCAATGCCAGAAGACAATCCAATAAACATTTTAGGATCCATCATCTGCATCTTACACTACCCCCGCAAGAAGATAAACTTTATTGGAATAATGTATAAATGGATTGCTCATATCAAATGGTGACAGTCCTACCCCATCATCAGGCAATTCATCAGGTGTATCATCTGCAGTATTATCAATAGTTGGATTAATACTTAGATTGACATTAACAGAGGAAACTGACTCTGAGATCATGTCGATGAATCCTGCAATTTTCTCATCAACTATGTCCATTTTTGCACCCAAGGTATCAGATATTGGTGAAAGCATGCCACTGAACATATTGACAGCAGCTCTCGTTGCTCTGCCACTTTGATATGCTCCTTCACTAGCAGTCAAAGAATCTGGGAATAAATCCTCTGCAGTGATACCAAGTTGAGTTCTTAACTCTTCTTTTGTTGAACTTGAAAGTCTCGAATAGTTAGCAGTAACCTTGCTCAAAGCAAATGCTCTATCATTCTCAAATCCTGCCAGTTTTGCCTGTTCTTTAGCAAGATAATCTCTGGATTGCTGCTCAATTACAGGATTACCTTCTTCTTGAGATCTTCTTACCAGATCCTCATATTTTGCAATAGTTGACTTAGTTTGCTTAATCTTATCAGTGGCAATGGCAAGTGCCTTGTACTGACTTGATAATGCTTGTCTGGATTTCTGATCTACAAGCTTATCTACATCCGTAGATGCCATTCCTGCCAGTTGTTTTCTAAGAGTTGCTGATTCAACAGTTATCTTATCACCAGCTCTTGCTCTATCATTCTCAATCGTATACTTCCTGAGTTCGTATGGAAGATCATCTTGTTTCTGCAAATATCTGTTCAGATCAGTAGATTTGATAAATTCACCATTACCAATATCAATGTAAGTTGTAGATATACCACCACCTGCAAAGTTGCTGCTGCTATTCCCCGAAGTAAGGGTTTTTGTTTTGGCATCTAAATCATAGACATTACTTTTAGCACCAAGAGCTCTTGATATTCTCTCTCTAACTCTTTGTCCTGGATCTGCAATCTCACTGACAAATCCTGCTGCCTCCATAAGAGCAAAAGAACCAGCAGCAATTCCACCTGCTATAAGGATTCCTTTCAAAACAATAGGATTAAACAGAACTCCAATAGCTAATGGAATTGTACTCAATAAAGTTCCTAACAATCCAATAATAACTGGCAATCCAAAGTTCAATGCTGCCATAACACCACCAGCAATTGTCAAGAACGACAATACTTTTGGAATTGCTTCTTTAATTTGTTTCTTTTTAACTTCTTTCTCTTGTTTGAACCATGCCATTATACCTTTAGAGAACCAACCAATAAAGGTAACTGCAAAGAATTTAAGGAATGGTTTTACAAAACCCATCAACCCTTTCATGATACCTTTGGCAGGTTCTACCAATGCATTTTTAATTGCATCACCTGCTTTTCTAATCCCACCTGACTCAAGACGTGCTTCAGTTGCTTGCTTCCTTATATTCTCTGCTTGCTTAATCTTCTGAGTTTGCTTAGTTCTTTCGGCAGTCGCTTGAGTCTTAGATTGCGTCTGTAGAAGTTTGTTGATAGAAATTAAATTCTTATTAATCGCATTTACACTTTTCAGCAAATTAGCAGTATCTTTAGGTGAAATACGGCGCATTCCTTTCATGCCTGCGACTCCAGAAGAGCCACCACGTTCACCCATAAAAGAACTTCTACTAATTGCCATTATGCGATCCCATTAGCCTGTTGATTTTTTAATTTCTCATCCTCTAAATGTTGTTGAAGCAATGTAAGATAGATTTCTCTCTCCCATGGGAGCATTTCTTCTATCTCTGTCAAGCTATATTTATGGTGCTGTACCAAGGCAAAGTTAATTTTATAGTATGACTCAAGACTTTCATGAGCCATACTTAACTGAAAAAATTTGCCAGTCCCTCAAGAACAACATCACTTTCAACCCCAGTATTTGGATTTTTAACCTTAACCGTATGGGATAATTTTGGCATAGTGGTGAAGAATTTTTCAAGTTCTTTAAATTGTGCCGAACCCAAATTCTCCACAAACTCTGTCATCTCTTTGGGAGTATGATCAGAAGCAGCCCAAGATTCCTCTTCAGTGAAAATCTGATCGATACACTTTCCAATCAAATCAAAAGATTGTTCAATCTGTTGAAGTCCTTCATCAGAGAAGTTTTCTTGAACAAACTCAGATAAAGATGGATATCTCATCTTAAGAGAGTATGTATCATCAAGTTGAATAATAGTAGTATGCTCTGGATCTTTCTGAACTTGAATATCACTTAGAGCAATAGAAACGGGTACTCTAGTTTCATTATCATCAGGACATGTCAGTAAAACGTCTACAGATTCACCAACAGACTTGCCTCTTACATTCAAGAATAGGTATTCAATATCAAACGTAGATAGTTTATCTACTTTGATACCTCTAGAAACAATACAGTTTGCAAGAACTTGCTTCATTGCTCTTGCAATCTCTTCCATATTATCACTTTCCATCGCAATGATGAGAAGTTTCTCTTCCTTTACTAGGAAAGGTCTGTACTTAATCTTTCTGCCGGAGGAAGGCAAAACCAACTCATAAGTAGGTGCATTAATTTTCGGTAATGACATAATATGTTAGTTCATGTTTTATTATTTATTCCTCGTTATTCAAGGATTGGACTTGAGAAAATGCATCTTTCAGTGCCTTTGAGTAACTATCAATCGCACCAAACACATATCTTTCATATGCAAATCTTACACTCACTTGCAATACTCTCGAAGCATCATATGACACTTGAGTAGAATTAATATTAACAGGAAATGCATTCATAAAATTATATTCTATCCTATTATCATAATCCCTGTCAAATTTAATAAGTCTAACTCTCTCACACTTATATTCCTCAGGATACTTCACACGATAGAAATAATTATTCTGATCAAATGACATTCCATCTGCAGCATTAGAACCACTCATGATATATTCTTGCCAAAGTTCAAAAAACTTCTGAACTTTATATTCATAATCAACATAGAATGTCAGTTCAAACTGTGGAAATATTCTCCTATACGCAAATTGTTGAGTTACTCCTGGAAATTGATCTCCAGCATCAAATGTCCCTAACTGTGATCCTGGAAGAGCAGCTGTCCTGCAGTACTCACCCAACTCTCTAGATATAAACTTCTGATCAACATCTCTTTTAGCAAGATATCTACTTAATTCAGTTAATCTTTCGACTCCCCTGAACTCTACCTTATATTGAGAAGTCTGAGCTACACGACTGAAGTTCGCAACAAAATCATCTGTAGTCCTTGGTTTTAACCTCTCTCTGTTTGAAGACACAATAAATACCTCTGGATTAAATAATCTTAGTATGCCATATAGTGGAAGATATCAACCTACCAATATAAAAAAATATAAGGGAGACCATCGTAATATTATTTATCGCAGTTTATGGGAACGTAAGTTCATGGTTTACTGTGACTTGAATGAAAACATTTTAGAATGGGGTAGTGAAGAGATGGTAATACCATACAAATCCCCAGTTGATAATAGGTGGCACAGGTATTTTCCAGACTTCTACATCAAGTACCGTGATAATTCTGGTGGTATAAGAAGATCTGTAATTGAAATCAAACCAAAGAAATTTTGCATGGCACCCAAGGTTCAACAAAAGAAAACCAAAAAGTATATCTATGAAGTCACTGAGTATGCCAAGAACATGGCAAAGTGGGAAGCTGCAAAAGAATTTTGTGAAGATCGTCGATATGAATTCAGAGTTCTAACAGAAGATGAATTAAAAGTATGAATAGAATTCAACAATATGAAGATACTTTTATTGGATTGGAAAGTAATGATGATATCATGCTAGCACTCCTGGATATCCTGGATGTTAAATCACTAATCCCAGAAGCAGGTAAATTCTATACCTTTGTCTACAATCCCAAAACACCTAACATTGAATATGATGAGTTTCCTCTCATCGCATGTATGGAACTTACATCTTGGGGTTGGAAGGGATTCAACTTTCATTGGAATGAAATGAGAAACTACACCTTTCCAGAGGTAGTTGGTGAACTACATGAAGTGTATCCTGGTGAACTGGAAAGTGCTAGAGCACTAGGATATGGAAATTTCAAGATAAATAGCTAAAAAGCATAATGGCAACTATTCGACAATTGCAGAGTTATCGATATCCATTGGATGTTCTTAGTAGTACTAGTGACTACATGAGATTTCAGATTGTCAAATATCAACCACCAGGTGTCAGACTTACAGCACAGTCACAACAATCTCTGAATAGCCTTCTTAGAACGTCTGGTGGACTTAGTAATATTAACCTTGGCAATCTACGTGCTAGCAGCAGCGAGATTGCTCTCAATAATAGACCTAAAGAAAAAACAGAGGTTATTATTGATCTCCCAATGCCAATGAAGGTAGAGGATAAAAATTTCGTTTCCTGGAAAGACGGGAACATGAATAGCATGGCTCAGGCAATCGGAAGTGTTGCCGAAGCATTGATGGGAGATGAAAATAACTTTGAGGGTGGTTTACAAGGATTAGTGAGTAACTTTGGCAATGTTATGGGTAATGTTGCTAGAGGAGTACAGGGTAATGCTGGTGGACTTGCCAATATTGCAGGTAGTTTTCTTGTCAATCTTGCCATCAACTCTTTAGGACAAAACGTTAGTTTCAATGACTATCTTGCAAGAAATAATGGGGTTATAATCAATCCCAATATGGAATTATTATTCAATGGTCCTGGATTGAGATCATTTAATTTTGCATTTACTCTAATTGCTAGAAATAGAAAAGAAGCAGATGAAATCAAAATGATTGTTAGGACACTGAAGCAAAGAATGGCTGCAAAGAGAACTATTGATGCTTTTGGTCCAGATCAAATTGGTGGTGGTTTCTTACAAACACCTGATGTATTCAAGATTAGGTACATGTCTGGATCAAAAGATCATCCATTCTTGAATAAATTTAAATTCTGTGCTTTAAAAGATATTGGTGTCAATTACGCTGGTAATAATCAATTCATGTCATATGAAGATGGAACACCAGTTTGCGTAATTATAGCACTGGCATTCCAAGAACTATCTCCAATTTACAACGAAGATTACAATCAGATTCCATTAAGTCAAGGAGTTGGATTCTAATGGCATACTTTAAGTTCCTACCAAATATTGAATACCTCTCACCATTAGAGGATAAGTCTTCTATTGATTCTTATGTAACTGCCAAGAATCTGTTTAGAAGAATCAAACTATCTGATGATGCAGAAGCACTGAGAAATTCTTATCTCTTTGACAAATATATCATCGAAGAAGGAGAAAGACCCGACACCGTAGCAACTAAGATCTATGGCAATTCTGGTCTTGATTGGTTAGTTATTTTTAGTGCTGGTATCATCAACCAGAGACATGAATGGCCTCTCTCTGGACAAGAGTTATATGAATTTGCTTTAGATAAGTATGGTGATGATTTGAATGCTATCCGATTCTATAGAACCACAGAAGTAAGAGATAGTGACGGTAGACTTATGTTACCAGCAGGTAAGGTCGTAGATAAAGGGTTCACCATTGCCAACCCAAGCAATAGGTCGACAACAATAAACCCTGTTTCTGCTATTACAAACTACGAATATGAGTCTGAATTAAATGATGCTAAGAAAGAAATTGATATGCTCAAACCTGCTTTTAGAATAAAGATTGTTCAAGAACTGGCAGACTTGTTGAAGTACAAGGAAGGTTCTACCCAGTTTGTAACTTCTTTCTTAGCAAGAACAGAAAATATCAGAAAGAAATCACCTTAACTTTCTGCCAGTTTGGCAAAATAGGAAAGGGTATCATCATCGTCACTGCTCAGATTATCCAGTTCTGACTTGAGATCAGCAGGAGTAGCAGGAGCAGAACGTTCTGCTTCAAATGCTTGCTCTTCTTGCAGAGTCTCTGGATCCTGGAACTTAGGAGTTCCACG